CCAGTAACCGTGGGACAGACGATGAGTTACGATCATGCTTTAACGCATGGCGTATGTCAGGTAACTGAGGGACGCAGGTTAGTATTGGTGAGCTGGTATGCCAAGGCAGATTGATCCAGCTAAAAACTCACCAAGATTTGGCGAGATTGAAAAGCATTATGATTGGGGATTTGGAGTCCTAAGAAACTTCTATTCTTTAGATCACACGGCATTAGATGTTGCTCAACAATACTGGCATGCAGATAAAGAAAAGTCTATATCAAAGAACGATAACGCTAACTACAACAATAGATGGATGCAGTTTAGTGGTACGTTCCAAGGTAAGACACGTGATGTAGTAAACACGTTAAAAGCCAACTATAACTTTAGTAATGCGCATGTTTATGCTAACTGGGTAAGAGATGGGCACAATTATGGTAGACACACGGATACCATGGATGTAATCATCCTCCAAATGTGGGGCGAGACGGCTTATTGTTGTGAAAGTATTTACGGCGAAAAGGCTCATAGTTCTTGCACACTCAAACAAGGAGATGCAATTTTTATTCGTAACGGTGTACACCATACACCAATCATTTTAAATGAGCGAATGTCTATTTCATTTTCATGGGTTTAGAGTGTTGACTTTATATATAGCGTAGCGTATAGTTGGTTTTTTAATCGCCCGTAGAGCGCTCTGGTGAGCTCCGGGTAGCGGTAAGGTCTTCGTAGAGCGGGTGGAAGATCGGATAAATGGGCGAGGGTACAAACGAGGGGCCACATTATCATCTTATTATTATTGGGAAGCTATGATCGGAATATTAAATGAAAAAGAAAGCGGGAAAGACAAATCCAGTCAAGAAGTTCATGGACAGACTGCACAAGCCTGCCACGCATTCCGACCGTACTAAATATAATAGGAAGGCATTGAGGAAATTATATAATGATGACACCAGAAGAGCTGATTGAACATTACCAGACAAAACACAAAAACTCTACATTCAGTAGAGGCACAGCATTACTAAAACACATACCTGAGATAGCTAGATTGATGAAGCTGCTTGGCTGTAAATCAATAATTGATTATGGATGCGGCAAAGCATACTTTTGGAATCTAGAACATTGGAAAGCAATCCTGGACGAACGAGCTTCAATAACACTGTACGATCCAGCATTACCTGAATACGAAGAAATACCACAGGGTAGATACGACATGCTTATATGCACAGACGTACTTGAGCATATTCATCCTGCACAAACAGATGACTTTCTAAAGACGTTGTTCTTATATACAAGGAGATGCGTATTCCTTAACATAAGCACAAAGCTAGCTAAGAAGACCTTCCCTGATGGAACAAATCTGCACATCAATTTAAGAACGAAAGAGCAATGGCAGAAAAAGATAATGGACACTAGAGACTGGTATGGACACAAGTACAAATCCTTTCCAGCAGTAGTAGTAAGATACGATGAGGAGATAGGTACTTAATGCCAAACAATCCACATACCCCTTTAAGAGTTGACGATCCGTTGATCCCAGATTACAATGAGTATTCTATACAGGATAATTTTAATCCTTTAGTGATCAACTGGAAAGGTAAGATTGGTTATGGAGATATCATAAGTCCAATATCATATGCAATGAATATGGCAGAGAAGAATAGCACGGACGTTATTCTAAGATTCCATTGGCCACAAAAAGAGCCAATCAAATATAAAGAAACAGACACAGAGACAATACAGCAGTGGATTGATTGTACATTCAATCTATTAACCAAGCCTGTATTCTATGGTCTAAGAATAGAACACGTATACGATAGCAAGCTCAAGTATAATCATGATAACTATGATGCAAAAGATATGGAGCTGCACAATCTAAGATTCACCACTCACGGTATTGGAGATTACGACAATGCACGAGTTGATTGGAATAAGATTGTTATGGTAACGAGTATGAAGCATAAACAATTGCTTCATGAGTACGATAAGAACAAGGCATGGAAGGATCCCTTGGCGCAGACGCCATCAGGATATGCATGGCCTCGAGTTGGTGAGTTGATTAAGAAGCGTGGTTGGGATCTTAAACACGTTCATTATGAAACACCAATGCAAAAAGTTATAAAAGAAATGTTGACTTCAAGATGCGTTATAGGGTATCATGGGGCTCATATGTGGATAGCTAGAATGTTAGGCTTGCCAATGATTATCTTTAGTAAAGGTAACATTACAAAGAAAGCCTTTCCATGGGCTATAGTTTGGGAGTACTGGAGTGACTTCCATCCAGAATTAATTGAAGAATACATTCAGAAGAGTGTAGCAAATAGGAATGAGGTAATTGATGAGTACAAGTATTGGCTGTCAACCCCAAATGTTCATAGGCTGGGACAAGAGAGAAGTTAAGGCTTATGACGTTTGTGAATATTCTCTAAAGCAGAGATCAGAAATAGAGATTAACAAACTCTATAGTGAAGACATAGAAGGTTATAGTAGAGACTGGGGCGAGCCTCAATCTACTGACTTCACTTACACCAGATTCTGGGTTCCGCATCTTAGTGGATTCAAAGGTTGGAGCTTTTTTGTAGATTGCGATTTTCTTTTTCAGGCTGACCCGCTCGAACTATTGGAAGACATAGATCCCAGCAAGGCTGTTTACGTTGTTAAGCATCCGGGATATATTCCAAACAGCCAGATCAAGATGGACGGAATTCCTCAGCACAGAGCTTATAGAAAGAACTGGGCTAGCTTTATTCTATTCAATAATGAACATCCAAAGAACAATCGTCTAACACCTGAGTACTTGAATAATCATAGACCAGGATTAGACTTTCATCAACTTAGATGGTTAGATGATGAAGACATTGGTTCGCTTCCAATGGAATGGAACTGTTTAGATGACTACTATCACTTAGAGAATCCTAAAGCGATTCATTATACTGATGGCGGACCTTGGTTCGATGATTACCAAGAAACCTTCTATAGCGATCTTTGGATTAAAGAACAAAAGGAAATGCTTGAGTGAAAAGATGGAATGACGTCACCTGCGTGATGACATGGTATGGTCAAGAAGACCATCTATATAATCAGTGCGTATTTTACAGCAGGATGGTAGAGCAGTACGGATATAAACCAAGGGTTATTTTTGTAAATGATGGTCATGAGGACGGAAGAGATTTCTTTCACAAGACTATCAATCAACATAAGAACAGGTTTGATGTTATGGGCATTGATCTTACAAGGGACGTTGGATTTAATTCTCACGTCTGTCGTAATATTGGTGCAAAGCATGTAAAGACGGATTGGATGATGTTAATCGACGTGGATTGTTTTGAGTCCCACGGAATGTATAAGCATCTAAGATTTGAAAAGAAACTTGATAAAAATATGTACTATGTTCCTAAAGTGGATATGGAGGCTCCAGAAGTTATGTCTGGTTACGAGCTTCTGTGTCCTAAAGGAATTATTAAGTACAAGACGCATCCTAATACTTGGATCATGACTCGTGAGGCTTTCTGGTCTACCGGTGGCTACGATATTGAGTTCCAAGGTGTGCGTCATGGTGATGCTGAGTTTTATCTTGGCATTGGCAGACCTGGCTACAAAACATGGGACTACGACTTGTTATCTGATGACGATAATCATCGAATGACCGTCAAGATACCAAGAAGGGATCCATTCTATGTAAGACAGGAACGAGGTAAGCAGAAGCAGGCTTCACCTATTGTAAACTTTATTCGGGTCAGGAACCGAGATCCATATCACAAATATCGTAAGAGGTTGTGGAATGTTGAATGGAATTATGTCTAATACAAAACAACAAATAGAGCTATCATTACTAAGCAGTGCGGCATTCGCAAAGCTGATTGATGATATTGTTAAAGGATCTAGAGGCGATATAAATCATCTGGAAGCAGTTGAGGATTTTATAGCACAGAATGAAGACATAGAACCTGAAACCGTAGCATCGTTAATACAGAGGAATCAAAAATTGAAGGCAATTTTATATGAGAACGCAGAGCGACTAAACTTAGTTGCAAAGCAGAGCAGGTTGCCTATCGATGAGGGGTAGAATTGCTACAGTGGAACCATTTGATGCATATGTGAAATACTTAGCTCTCAAGTCACACTTTAGTGACAAGAACTATGACTATCACAAGTATAACGGAAAAGTAAGAGCGTGGCGTACCACATTTGATACGAGACGCGATAAGTACTTCTTCTACAAACTGACTAAGCAAAAAGACCCCGTAGAGTTTCTGCTTGCTAATTTTGTTGATGGTAATGACTTCTATATTGGAGACATTAGAGAAGACAAAGCAAACGAGGTGTATACTGAGTTCAAGAAGAGGCAGCAGTCTCTTGGCTATGTCTTCAAAAGCGATCTTAGCAAAATGAAAGAGGAATTCAATGACAACATCATTGTGCCTCCAAATGAACATCCGTACCTATTAAGATTATACATGCGAAAAGATATTTGTCTTGAGACGTTGATTTTAATTAACAGATGTTGTAAAATGTTCGCATATTGGGATAAAGAACTATCCGATGATATAATGTGGCCAGAGGTTAAACTCAAAGCCAATAAGTATAGTTCCTTTCTCAATGTCGACATAAATAAGTATAGAGATTTAATAATCTCTAATTTTAATAAAACGTAATAAAACGTCATATAACGCATACAAGGAGAATATAATGACTGATTCATTCGGCGCACTCAAGCGCAACAGAACCGAGGGCTTTGATAAGCTAACTCAATCTTTAAACAAACTCAACCAAAAGTCTCAAGGACAGAACGGACCTGACGAAAGATTCTGGAAACCAGAAGTCGATAAGGCAGGTAACGGCTACGCTGTTATTAGGTTCTTACCAGAGAGTGAGGGAGAGGATGTACCATTCCAAAGAATGTGGGATCATGGATTCCAAGGACCTGGTGGTTGGTATATTGAGAACTCTTTGACTACATTAGGTCAAAAGGATCCAGTATCTGAATACAACTCAATGTTGTGGAACTCAGGTATTGATTCCAACAAAGATAAAGCGAGGAAGCAAAAGCGTAGACTTGGTTTTATTAGTAATATCTATATTGTTAAGGATCCATCTAATCCAGAAAATGAAGGTAAAGTATTCCTTTATAAGTACGGTAAGAAAATCTTTGACAAGTTAAATGAGGCTATGAATCCTCAGTTCGAGGACGAGAAGCCAGTTAACCCATTTGACTTATGGGAAGGCGCTGACTTCAAACTTAAGATTAGAAATGTAGAAGGTTACAGGAACTATGATAAGTCTGAGCTAGATATACCAGCACCTTTATTTGATGAAGACGGTGAATTGGAAAGTGTATGGAAGTCACAGTATTCTCTAGTAGAGTTTGTTGACCCAAGCAACTTCAAGACATTCGAAGAGCTTCAAGCTAAACTCAATAGAGTTCTAGGATTAGACGGGGCCGCTCCAGCGACAACTGCCGAATCTAGCTTTGAGGAAGTACAACAGGCATCACCAAGAGAAGTACCAGCAGCGGTAATCGCAGAGCAGTCTTCTGAAAGTGGAGATGAATCGTTGGACTTCTTTAAAAGATTAGCTGAAGAATAATAATAACGTAGTCTTAGTTAGGCAGTAGAGCACTTCTGCCGCCTAACGAACTTGCTCCACCGTCGTATATTATGCCGGTGGAGTTTTTTACGTTATTGACATTGGTGCTGTTACTTGGAGCGCTCATGTTAGTAACAACATTGGTAGTATTCTGACTATTGGTGACACTATCAGAAACATCCCCACTTATTTGACCAACGGTTTCGCCTGAGTTAGGCTGGCCAGAAAGATCAACTTCAACACTAGAACCATCTGATGAGGCTGGAGGAGCTCCGCCTGTTGCATCTTCCTGTTGAGCTACTGTACCATCATAGATACTATCCATTACAGGCATCATAGGACTACCAGCACCAAGGGTCATCACTTTACTTCCATCTGCTGAAATAATGCCTCTTTGTCCTCTATCATTCTTATCTGTTAATTTAAATTGTTGCGGTAACCCAAGTTCCGTAGCTGTCTGCTTGTCTAGCTTGACATCTACCGCATCCGCAACCAATTGATCAGCGTCACTTTTGTACGAAGCACTCTGAGATAAACTCTCATCAGTAGCATCAGCGCCACCTGATTCTTTTATTTGTTCTTGTTCTTGTTTCTCGGCTAGCGCTTGAGCTTCTTGTGTCTTCTTCTCATCTCGCTCTGCCTTAGCATCGTTACGTGTTTGGATCCTAGCCTCTGCTCCTTCTTTAAACGGAAAGTATCCATCAAAGTCAAACCTAGGTACAATTGTTTTACCAAAGGCTTTGATAGGTCCAAATCCAAACGAAGGTATACCAATTTTAGATAACACGCCATCAAGCATATTAGGCAGTGTGACTACAAAGAAGTCCATAAACCCATTCTTGAATCCATCCCACAATCCAGAAAAACTGAAGTCATCAAAC